GCCCAAGATCATACCGCAGTCAAAGCATTTTCCGAGCAGTTTACTGCCAAGGAAGCTTTAGATACGATGTTGGCAGGTCTAGTTCGCAGAGCAAGACTTACTCAAGATGTAGCTAAGTTCTACAAAGCCCGATCAGTTCAATTACAAGGAGTTCAATAATGGCAAAGTATATGTACATATTCCAAGGGGGCGGGTATGTAACCGCCTCTACATCGGAAGAATTTGTAACCAATATGCGTAACAGTAGCAGATCATCCGAGGCTAGCTTACAGGACTATATGGTAGCCGTATCGGATAGATGTATGGTAGATAGTCGCAAGTATGTCCGTACTACAAGCTATGACGACTTCCTGCAAGACCTGATTACCTTTGAATATGTAGTACAAATAAATACCAATTAATGTAATACTTATGTTATAATACTTATACACACACGAAAGGAAACATCATGGAATTAGACTTAGTAACTGCAAACAAACAAATGACCGAGATTCTTGAATTGTTTAAGAATTCAAATACAGGCGATTTTGTAATGCATGAACAATTTTACAGAGGCATGACTGACAAAGCTTTGCAAATTGTAGAACTATATAAAAGGAAAGGACAATAATGTATTACGCATCATACGGCAGTAACCTTAACCACGAGCAGATGTCTAGGCGATGCCCAAAAGCTAAGTTTATTGGCATAGGGCAACTACTAAACTACAGGCTTGTTTTTAGAGGTGTAGCAGACATTGAATTTAGCAAGGGTAGCGTAGTACCCATCGGCTTGTGGAAGATCACCAAGGAGTGCTTACAAGCCTTAGATATGTATGAGGGCTATCCCCATCATTACGGCAGAGGCATTACAGAAATCAAGATGAAGCATAAATATAAGAAAGCATTTATATATTTTATGAACTATGACGGATATTCTGCCCCTACTAAAAGCTACTATGATGCAATTCACCAAGGGTATCTAGACTGCAAACTAAATACCTTATTTTTGGAAGAAGCATGGAAATTTACTAGAGATAATCTTGACGAAAGGAAACATGATGAAGCTCTTTTTTGATGAAACCAAAATCCCTAAGTGGGCAGAATGGTTAGCAGTAGTTGTAGCAGGTGTGTTGTTTGGATTAGCAGTAGGTTTAATTATGTTGGGCTATAACCTAGCCGACTGGATAAGATAAGAAAGGAAATATTATGTCCGCAGATTTAACAGTAAGAGAAGATGGCTTTGTAGAATTAGCTTTTGTAGGCGAAACTCCTTGGCATGGTAGCGGTCAGAAGCTTGACGAAAACTCTAGCATTGAGGATTGGCAAAAGTCCGCAGGCTTAGATTGGGTAATAGAATCAACACCTATTCAGTATCAAGCATTGCATGAATCAGGTTATGGTAATGAAACCCATTCTTTTGCAGGACAAAATGTTCTGTATCGTAGTGATACTAAAGCACCTTTGTCGGTAGTATCAGACCGCTATAAGGCAGTCCAACCAAAAGAAGTATTAGAATTTTTCCGTGATTTAGTAGCAGAGAACGGCTTTAAGATACATACCGCAGGCACACTTAGAGGGGGCAAGCGGATGTGGGCTTTGGCTCAGACAGGTAAGTATGCCGAAGTAGTAAAAGATGATGGAGTGGGCGGTTTTCTTTTGCTATCTACATCATGCGATAGGTCATTAGCAACAACCGCAAGGTTTACTTCTGTAAGAGTGGTTTGCAATAATACATTAACCATTGCAACTAATAGAGATCAAAACATGGTTTCATTCTCACACATCAAGAAGTTTAACCATGAAGAAGTTAAGCGTAAACTAGGTTGTGCCGTAACTAGCTTTGGTTCATTTATTGACATGGCTAAAGTATTACAACGGCAGAAGTTAAATTCTGAACAGGCAAGCTTATTTGTTAAAAACCTAATTGCACCTTTAAGTCAGATAAAGCGAGATGAGTATGACTTGCAAAACAATCGTGCATATCAAAAAATCATGTCGCTATTTGATGGGGGGGCTAAAGGCTCGGCATTAGTAGGTCATACAAAATGGGGAATGCTGAATGCAGTAACAGAGTATTACGACCATCACAAGCCTACTCATAGTGCAGATGCTCGATTAAATTCCGCATGGTTTGGGAATGGTGATCGCATGAAAACACAAGCGACAAATATGTTATTGACTGCTTGACATATATTAGAAGAAGTGTATGATGCCTCTATGTATTATTACATGGGGGCATTATGTCTAAAGCAGTAACTAAAGTACAAGCATTCTTCAAAAGTAATCCAAGTCCGTTTACTCTTAAAGCAATTAAAGAAGCACATCCTGAATTAAAGCCTAGCGAAATATCAATGGCTCTTTGTTACCTAAAAAAACAAAGGTATGTGTCAAGGCAACCTGTTGCAAGCAATACAATAAAAGGTCGCAAGCAAGTATGGTCTTATACTTATTATTCTGAAAAATTGCCAAAAGAGAATACAGATGAAAATAGAACAGATTGATATTGATAAGTTAATTCCTTACGCAAACAACGCAAGGGAACATAGCGACAAACAGATAGCTGAGATAGCAGGAAGCATTAGAGCATTTGGCTTTAATAACCCTATCCTGATTGATAAAGATAATACTGTTATAGCAGGACATGGCAGATTGTTTGCAGGCATGAAACTAGAACTAAAGAAAGTTCCATGTATTAGGCTAGAACATTTATCTGAAACTGAAAAGCAAGCATACATATTAGCAGACAATAAGATTGCCCTTAATTCCACTTGGAATTTAAATATGCTAGATTTTGAATTAAAGTCTTTGCAAGAAAAAGAAGTAGATTTGGCACTATTAGGATTTAGTGCAGAAGATTTATCAAGGCTTGCAGACGATAAAGATCAGCAACGATTAGATGATATGGTTGCTGATGCAGGCATAGATGACGATGTAGATACATCAAATAGACCTGATACAGAAATGTTCCCCTTATCTATTATGCTAGAGCATGAACAGAGGGATACTGTATTTAAAGCAATCCGTAAAGCTAAAGAAGAAAACGATCTTGATAATAGCGGTCAGGCTATTTGGTTAATTTGTAAGGAATATTTAGATGCTTAAACTGTTATCCGCACTTGTATTATGCTTTACTGTTAATGCACAAGCACAACCAATAAAGCTAGTAGTTCCATATCCTGTAGGCGGTGGAACAGATATTCTTACTCGTTACTTTGAGGCTAAGTTAAAAGATAAAGTGTATGTAGAGAATAAAGGCGGTGCATCAGGAATGATTGGTACAGACCTTGTAGTAAAGGCAAAGCCTGATGGCAAAACATTGCTAATGGGTCATGTAACACCTAACGGCATTGATCCTGCACACTTTATGACTCCGCAATCTAATAGCAATAGGGATTTAGAACCTATTGTATTAGTTGCAACTGCTAGAGCATTATTGGTAACTAATAAAGAATTTCCCGTTAACACAATAGATGAATTTAAAGCATATGCAAAAAAGAATGTTGTAATTTATGCATCTGATGGCATTGGTTCTGTAGCTGATTTAAAAATGGCTAGAACACTAAAAGGTTTTGAAACAATACATAGCCCATATAAAGGCGGAGCTCCTGCACTACAATCCTTGCTTACTAAAGAAACACAAATACTTTATTCACCTGAGCCAGTAGCTATGTCATGGATTAAAGGCGACAAGATTAAAGTAATACCGACACCTAGCGAAGATGATTTATGGTGGGGATTGTTTGCACCTAGAGGCACAGACCCTAAAGTATTAGATTACTGGCACAAAGAATTTACTAATATTATTAATGAGCCAAGCACTAAAGAGTGGATGACTAATCAAGGCTATAACATACGGCTTATGAGCAGAGATCAGTTTGCTAACTTTGTCAAAAAAGAACAAGACAAATACAGGAGATTTGATGGGAAGAATCCTTAAAAAAGAAGTTGTTGAAGATGTAAATGTCTATGACGCATCAATAAAAAGGTTTAGATATTTATTTGACAACTTTGACAAAGTAGTTGTGTCGTTTAGTGGTGGCAAAGACTCAACAGTTTGTTTAAATCTTGCATTAGAAGTAGCAAGAGAAAAAAACAAGTTACCTCTTGATGTTTACTTTTGGGATGAGGAAGCAATACATCCTGAAACTATTGACTATGTAGAAAGAGTCAGGGTAAACCCTGAAGTAAGGCTTAAATGGTTATGCATACCAATCAGGCACAGAAACGCTTGTAGTAGAAAAGAGCCTTACTGGCAATGTTGGGATCCTGCAAAAAAAGATGTTTGGGTAAGAGATATGCCTGACAATCCTAATGTTGTTACTGAGTTAAAAGAGTTTAAGTGGGGCGATAGCGTTCCTGATATTGCTCACTATGTCTATGGTCCTGAACATGGCACAGTAGCCGATGTAAGGGGCATCAGGGCAGATGAATCACTTAGGCGGTATCGTAGCGTAGCCCAAAAAACAAAAGACAACTGGATAGGTGGACCACGCAATGGGCATAATTACCCAGTAAGCCCTATTTATGATTGGACTACATTTGATGTATGGACTGCACCTAGATTGTTTGGATGGGATTACAACACAAGTTATGACATTATGAGCATGATGGGTGTGTCGCCTAGTTCACAACGAGTATGTCCGCCATATGGCGAAGAACCGCTAGGGGGCTTGTGGATTTATGCACAAGGTTGGCCTCAGATGTGGCATAAGATGATTGGTCGTGTGCATGGGGCATCTACTGCAGGCAGATACGCAAATACTGAGCTATACGGGTTTGGTAAGCTACAACTGCCACAAGGTATGACATGGAGAGATTGGACTTATGCGTTATTAGAGCTTTATCCTAAAGATCTAAAAGCTAAGGTAGCACAGAATATTGTTGCATTAATTAATCAACACAAATCTAAAACTAATAGACCCATACATGAAACAGAGCCTGATTTAATGACAGGGCTTAGTTGGAAATTCTTAGCTATGATTGCTAATCGTGGCGATTTAAAAGAAAGAAGAAAAGGGCAGGTTAATGCTAATGCAAATTTAGCTAGACAAAAATTAGGTTTAGAAATGGCAGATATAGAGGAAGCGGACTATGGCTCAAGATACTAAAAAACAACCAATCAGCAATGTAGTATGGAAGAATAGGGCAGAATTAAAGCCTAATGATTACAACCCTAACAAAGT